AGCTTCGACGCCATCTCAAAAGCACTTGGCGATATCATCAGTCTCTTCTCCATCAATCAATGCCAGAACTTCTTTAAGGCTGCTGGGTATGAGGCCGAATAAATGCGACACGCTTTAGACCACGATCGTCAGGCTCTTGCGGGCATTGCTTGATGGGTGCCTCGCCGTCGCCCTTTTTCATTCCGGGCGGAGTGACTGCATCAATCGGACCGTGCTTGCGAACGACGCCCGCAAAATCCAGAAAGAGGCAGTTCTCCTTGCCAGGAAAGAGCCTCAGGCCACGACCCGCCATCTGGACATAGAGGCCTGCTGATAAGGTCGGACGACAAAACGCGACCAGATCGATGATCGGCAGATTTGTGCCTGTCGTCAGCACCGAGTTATTCGTCAGTGCGCGGATCTTGCCAGCCTTGAAGTCCGCCAGAATGCGGTCGCGTTCACCGGTCGGGGTGTCGCCAGTCACAGTCTCACAACTAAAGCCCCGACTACGAATTTCGTCTCGCATATGCCGGGCATGTTCAACGCCGCTGCAAAAGCATAGCCAAGCCTTGCGCTCCGCACCCGACGCCGTGCCATATGTGACGATCTCGTTGACAACCGAGGCAGTGATGTCGTCCTTGTCGATGGCGGCCTGCAGCGCGTTCTGCTTGTAATCGCCGCCTTGTTTGCCGACGCCGGACAGATCAAATGCGGTTGCCATACCCTTTGAAATAGGACGGCAGAGATAACCTTCCTCGATCATTTCGCCGATCGGCTTTTCAAAGCAGATGTCGTCAAAAAGCGCGCCGTCACCTTCCGTCAAAAGCCCCTCACCCAGGCGATAAGGCGTGGCCGTAAGGCCGACCAGCTTCATGTCTGGATTGATGGCGCGCAGACCTTCGATCAGCTTGCCATATTGCGTTTCCGAATTGCGTGGCATCAGGTGGGCTTCATCGACCAGAACGACGTCGATATGGCCGATCTGCTCCGCCTTGTTTGCGATGGTCTGCACGCCGCCGAAAACGATCTGCGCCTTCGCATCCCGCCTTCCTACCCCTGCCGAAAATATTCCCGCCGGAGCGAACGGCCAGATGTTCAAAAGCTCCTGATAGTTGGACAGGATCAACTCGCGTACATGCGTCACCACGAGCACGCGCATGTCGGGCCAGCCTTCGATCAGTTCTTTGCAGATCGTACCAAGCACGAGGCTCTTGCCGCCGCCCGTCGGAAGAACGATAAGAGGTGAGCCGGGTTGTTCGCGCCAGTAGTCGTAAAGGCCGTCAACCGCGGCGCGTTGATAGTCGCGTAAGGTTAGCATGGGGAGGCTGCTTCTATGTCGAAGTTTAAATTGGTTGTTGCACCTGAAGACATGATCACTTCAGATGAAGTGAGATCATTGATGAAAAATGCAACGAAACTTGGCGAGGCTGGCATTGTCGAGCGATGCAGGCGTCGGTTGTTCGAGATCGCAGGTGAACCTTTCGACGATCCTTTGCACCGTAGGTTCTGGCAAATGATTGCCGCGTACGAAGAACTGCTGACAACCAAGAACGGGAAAAAGACCAGAGCTAATCGAACTAGGCAGAAGGTAGAAAAGAAAGGGATCATATCCACCCTCCAATCATGGGTGCACGCCAACGAAACTACTGGCTTTGAAACTCTGATGGCGGCTGGGCTTCCTGAATACACAGGCGAGTACATCATTCTCGAATTCCCCCAACGTTTTGAGAAAACCGACCTACAGGCGGCAATTGAGCGCCTAAATGAGTATGAGGTCGATTTGCCTGAAGCATTTTTTCCTCACGCACATTTGCTAGAGCAATAACTCACACCTCTCCCCTCACCCCATCCACCCAAATCTCACCGGTCGTCAGACGATAAGTAACGGTTTCTGCAACCTCATCCGCATCGATCTGCTCGCCGTTTATCAACCCCGGCAGATAAAGGTGTGCCGGACACCCGTCGCGTTGTTCGTCAATCGACAAAGGCTTGTTCCAGCGCGCGCATGACATGTGGCAATCGCCGCCATGCTCTGGCTGGACGTGAAGACAGGTGCGGCAGTTTACGCGCGGCTGCACACCTTCGTGGCAGACGCCCCGGTGTTTGCAGAACATGCAGCCGAAGAACTCCGGATATTCGCTGATGCGGCTGGGCGGCTCGTCCGAAAACACGATGCGTTCGCAGCGTGCCAGCAACCTCAGACAGAATTCGACATCATATTCGATGCGCTCGGCATAAAGCGTGTCGGTGTTCTTGCACGACGCCAGATACAGGCAGCGTGTCAGGCCGAAATCGTGCATTCCAAGCTGGCACTGGGCAAAATGCAAAGGCTTGGCTTTCTGGCAGCCATGCTTTTGTAGTTCCTTAATGCCCTTCTCGTTGCTCGACTTGAATTCCAGCAGGTGTTCTGTCTTCGGCGCTTCAGGCACGCCCATTGCCTTGCCGTCGCACTTGCCGCGTACGAACCCCGAAACCAGCCTGATTTTGTCCTGTTGCCCGTAGACGTCGACGCCAATGCGCTCGAGGTCGGCGACCAAGCGGTCTTCCTCGATATTGCCGGTGGCGAACAGGCGGAGCTGGCGGCCAGAATGAACCTCGTGCGCTGATACCCAGCGGAAGCCGTACCACAAGGCTCTATCGCATTCGGTGCCCGCCTCGCCCACGCTGATACCCCACGAGTCCCAGGACTTAGCCTGGGCCTCGTAAGCTGCGTAGATGGCGCGGACGGTGCTGGATTCAGCTTTTGGGAGGGGTGCCATCCCCTACACCCGTAGAGGCATAAGCACGCCGGTCCATTCGCCCTCGCCTTTGACGACAGCAGGCGAGCCTGCATCGCCGAGCGCAAAGCGCACGTTCGGTTCATCCAACGCGCCAAGCATGTCGTTGACGTACCGGGCGTTAAAACCGATTTCCAAAGGCTCGCCTTCAAACTCAATCGAAACTTCATCGCTGGCCTTGTCGCCCAACATCAGTCGCAGCACATCGCCAACGGCGAATTTCACGGCCCGCGATTTGTCGTCCGCAACAGCGGCGACACGCTCGACCGCCTTCATGAGCGCCTGCCGGTCGACGGTAAGCACGTTGCTATTCCCGGTTGGAATTACGCGCACATAGTCGGGAAACGTGCCGTCGATCAGCTTGGACGTGATCACAGTCGAGCCAGACGTCACGCGCACCTTGTTCTGGGATAGTTCAACCGTAACCGCGCCTTTCGGCAATAACCCGACCAGCTTACGGGGCAGGATTACGCCGTAGTCCAAATCACCGGCAGGGCCCGTATTTCGCATCAGCCGGTGCCCGTCGGTCGCGACAGCTACCAAGCGTTCGTCGACCGCATGCAGATAGACGCCGTTGAGGTAATAGCGGGTTTCTTCGGTCGAGATACAATGCACACAAGGCGCCACAAGCGCTGCCAGATCCAGCTCAAGTGTGGTGTCGAATTTCCCAGCGCTGAAGGACGGGAAGTCTTCGGCGGGCAGCGTATCCAGTTTGTAACGACTGCGACCGGACGCGACGGTAAGGCGGCCTCCAACGCTAGCTGCATCCAGCTCAAGGGTAATGTCGCTCGTTGCGCGCTTTGCGATGTCCGCAAGCATCTTGCCGGGAACGGTTACGTTGCCGGGTTGACAGTCGAGTACCGGCAAGCTTGTGGTGATTTCCACATCCAGATCGGTGCCGGTAAGCCGTAGCTGTCCGTCCTCGACTGCCAAGAGCACGTTGGCGAGAATAGGAATGGAATTGCGGCTTTCGATGGCACGGTTGACGGCAGCCAAGGCGTGCGCGAGCTGTGAGCGGTCAATACTGACTCTCATCAAAGTCTCCTCGTGTGAAGGATGGTGTTAGTGGCGGTTCTTGGTGAGTTCGCCAGCGTCGCCGCGAAAATCAACGTCGGGTAAGATCGACTGGGGCTTGAAGATCACGCGATAGTGGTAGGCGCTCACGTCGGCACTTTCCAACTGCTCGACAAACGCGCTCGTGTTGTCGGACAGCACGAGCGTATGGCGCTTGTATGCGCTCGGCCCGGTCTTGCAGATCACATTGAATGCCGTGCCGCCAGAGTTCAGGTCCATTGAGCAGCGCCCTTCTATCGTCAGCATGTAGCTATCGGTGATACCGTTGTAGAAAACCACACGACGGCTGATTTCGAAGTTATCAGCGGCTCGCTTGATGTTTTCATTGGCCACATTCGCGTCGCTGTTGCAGCCAGCCAGCAAAGCAAGTGCGAGTGCGCTCGCAAGCATCTTCATCTTGTTCATAATAGTCTCCTCGTGTTCTGTGGTGGGAGGCGCGGTTGGTAGCCGCGCCTGCTGGTTAACTTAACCCCAGGGGCGCTTCTTGCCCGCCGCAGCGGCTGCGGCCGCAGGCTTGTTGCCGTTTGCCGCTGCGGATCGGTTGTCATTGGCCGGACGGGCCTGCGCTACAGGCTGGTTTGCGTCGATCGAAGGTTGGGGGACGTTACCTTCGTCGGGATAAAAGAGTTTCCGAATACGGTTGCTGGCGTTGTATGCTTTGCCCGTCTTCTTGCTGACGCCAGCGGGATTTTGGACAATCTGCGCAGTGAAAGTGATGAACTGGATCTGCTCGGTATCTTCCAGAGGCCCGTCATGACCAACCGCCCGGCAGAGCTTGGCGAGGTCTTTCTGACCACGTTCCTGTCTTTGAGCGTCCCGGTTCTGAACGTCGACCCAGTGCCAAATGCGGCGGCCCTTGTATTCCTCCGGCTCGACCACATCGATTGTGAAATTCACCGCGATGTCCGTTCCGTCGACTTTTACATCGCCGGCGGAGATTTCGAGCTTTGCAATCATGTTGGGCAGCAGCTCGAAATCAGACTGTTCGGTGCTGTGATCCTGCGGGTTAAATTGAACGCCTAGTTGCGCCATGTGTCATTTCCTCGTGTTGTTGGTGGTGTGGTTAGATATTCGTTACGGATGTTTAACTATTAACCATTTTCTTCTCATGGTAATTCGCTGCTGCGTAAGTAATCATGGGAGGAGGATTACTTTGCGCCGTCGCTCCGCGCGCTCCGTCCGCAGCGGAGCGACGTCTTTTACTTAGTACAGCGGCGTTGGGGTTTGGGCGTTTACGCCTTCGCTCGATGAATAGCCGGGCGGAAGAACCCGCCGATGAAACCGAGCGAAGCACCGATCTGCCACATCGCAAGGCCTGCCGCGTTGATGCCAACGGCGGCAAGGAAGGCGTGGATAGTTTCTGTGAAGAACAGACCAACGACCCAGCCCACGAACGCGCCACCGAGAACGCCTATCAGCGGTGCGAAGAAAAGGATGGCTGCGATGGCTACAAGGCCAGCTAGAGCTTTTTCCATTAAGCGGCGTCCCCTTGGTCATTGTCGTTGGCAACCGGCCAGAATTTGGCAATGTCGGTAAAGCCCTGCCCTTTGCGGTAAACGACGCTGTCGGGCATCGAATAACGGTTTTTGGCATTGAAGCCTGCCGCCTCGTTGAAGTGCACCTGGCGCTCTTTGCCGCCCTCGGCGTGGCTAACCTTCGTCTGGCGCGCCACTTCCTTCTCTTTGATGGAGATGCGGTAATTCATGAAAGCGACGATGTCAGACTTCTCTCGAACCAGTGCATTCGACCTTTTATGCAATTTGGGCTGATACCGGCTATATGGATCAGTAGTCGGGCTGTCGAAGCGCACGATTTCAGGGTGCGCCAGCATGACCACATACATTCCTGCACGAGACAGCGCAGACACCGCTGCCATGAGCTCATTCCATTCGGTATCGGCTTCCACGTAGCCTTTCCCGAACCCGGCCTCCTCGATGCCATTGATACCGAGGCGGGCCGATGTCGCACGCCAGACAAGCGGTTCCAGCCCGTCGAGGCTGTCGATAATCACGGTGCGCCGGTCGTGCTCTTCGGTCAGCAGTTCGCCGATGACGTTCAGGAGATCGTCGAAGGATTCAATCGTGCCGGGGGTTGCCATTTCGATGTCAGACGGCGGACGCTCACCTTCGGTTGCCAGATAGATCGGGTCCGGGAATTCCGCTGCGAGCGACGTCTTTCCGATGCCATCGACGCCGTAGAGAAGGATCACAGGCGGATCATTTCTCTTGGTCGACTTGAGGCTTGAAAGAGATAGAGCCATAGGTCTCCTCGTGTTCAGTAGGTGTGGTGGGTAACGGCGATTGCGGCGATGACGGCCGCAAGTATGAGCCAGCCGACTAGCCATGCAGGCGGGCTTGTGAGGGCGGTTGCGTAGTTGTCGCGTGGAGGTCTGAGGGGCATCAGTGTGCACCCCACAGATAAAGCAGCCCATAGAACGGCAACAGCAGGTTCCAGAACAGGAAGGCTGCGATTGTCGTGGCGATTGCCAGCGCGAACGCTGCAAGCGCCAAGGACTGCCCGATGCGACCGACACCGGGCTTTCGCCCTGGATCAATGTGCGGCATGTCAGCCGTGGCTTTTGTGGTGAAGGAAATCATGCCAACACCCATGCGTAAAAGCCCACCGTCAATGCGAGCGCAGCAACGACTGCCAAGCCCCAGAGAAAGCGGTCACCAAGGCCGAGCGTGGTTTCCGGCTCGTAGAAGGTGTCGCCATCCGCATAGTCTTTGGGCGCATAGTTGCGCGTGTGGCTGTACGTGGTGGAGGTCATGCTGCCCTCCGAATAACGACATCGGCAATGCGCGAGTCAGCGAGAACGAACACACCGAACTTCTGGCCCGGATATTTGACGGCAAGCCGTTCAGCCTCATCAGTGGCGGATTGTTCGCTTTTATGAACCTTCGGCTTCTCAGACGGTTTGGGCTGGCCGCTTTCGATCAGGGCGACGATTGCGGGTGCGGTCGAAGGCGCATTGTCATTGCTGTTCGGCTCGTCGACCCATTCGGCGATGAGGTCGTGTTCCCGATCCCTGTAGAGCGAGAAGTTGCCGCCCTCGTACCAATCACATTGGTCGGTCGCGATAATACGTTTACTGGCCACCCATCCAAACGCCTGCCTCCGCATCGGCCCAACCTTCCGTCCATCGCGGGTGCGGTAGAACTTGCCGGTTTCGATGGTGAGGGCTGGCTTGTCGGTTGCGTCAGCAACGGGCACGCGTTCCACAGTGAATTCGCTTACAAGGCGATGACGTTTGTCGCCAACATTATCTGTGAAGACGACAATCGCCTCACCATCTTGTTCATAAATCTCTTGGACATAAAAAGTATTACCGGCCCTGTAGTCTTTGCAGGAATCATCAAATTTGGCCGTAATTCTATCGCCAACCTTCACTGTTTGCTTGTCAGCCATTACGCTACTCCCCTCGTCTTGGTGTTTTTCGTAAGCTTCACCTTTTTGGTGAAATCGACCGGAATGACGTTGTCGTCTTCAGGTTTGTCAGCCTCGACACCGCCGCCGTCCTCTTCAAAAACGGGCTCGACTTCGAAGCGCGAGACCTCAAGCTGCACAAGGCCCGTGCCGGGAATCATGAAACGCACAGTCAGCCAGCGAAAGCTGTCGCGCTCCTCGACAATGATGCCCTTCCACTTCCAAAGCCGGTGGACGACGATTTCGCCGGGCAAATCCCAGCATTCACCGCATTCGCAGGTCATGCGGCACCTCTTTTCGGTGCGCGGTGGTAGGTGACAGGCGCATTGGAAACGTAACGCCCGTCAATAAGGCGAGCCGCAGAGCGTGCTTCCGCTTTTTGCACAGCTGTCCGGTAAGGCTTGCGGTTTGTCATGTCCCGCTCGCCAGTTCGCGTATATTTCGTTTTCAAGGTATGCCCTCCTCATCGGGAGGTTAGTCGTCGGCCCCGTCATCCTCGCGGTCGGCCTGCCTTTCGGGAATTGTGCTGCCTCGTAAGGCTAGTGGACTGTGCCCGTAAATGGACCGTCCAGAATGGTTATGCGGGGCAACGAGACATAAATGTCCATGCACCCTCCCGAATAACCGCCGTTAAAAGTTGCGCGCCGCACAACAGTCTTCTCTGTTGGGCTTGGTGGCGGTAGCGTGGGCGACCTCTCCGAAAGCAGCGACCAAGCGTGGCCTCTGGTAATGCCCATCAGTTCCGCGATCCTCCCAAATGAAGCGCCTTGTTTACGGTGCGCGGCGGCAGTTGCCTGCAGTTCGTGTCTTGATGAATGCTGCATGTCTCCTCGTGTCGGTTGGTGATGGTTGACAAGCGCCGCATCTATCGGCATCTGTCTCGTCGGCCGGGGTGGTACCTGGCAAGGAAACCCCGGCGTAGAAGTGGCTTCGGCCCTCCTCGTGTTAACCGGGATGTACGGGAGCGGCGGGGTAACGGGTGGTGCCGACCCACAACGCCGCTCTTTTTAGATTTCGTCGTTGGAACCAAATTCGCCACCAAGTAGTTTTCTTCTTGATAAACAAGGAGATCACTATGCTTACAGCCGGTGTGATGTGGCTTTTTGGCGTTCCGCTCGTCGTCGTAATTCTTGTCTACTTCCTATTCCTCAGAAGGCGTTAACGCCTTCGTCTGGGAACGCCGAAAGCGCCGGCCGTGTTTCAGCGGCCAGCGTCCCTGATAATTTCTATGGCGGCACGTCAACGAGAGCCGGTTCGCTTCTGTCGGCAACTTTCGTCATTCGCTCTCTCCTCTATTTCGATTGCGCCTGAGCGCGGCTTCTATCTGTTGAGTGCCGATATCCTTGGGAGCATGTTTTCTGGCATCATGAGGTAGGCCCTCCTTCGAACTGTCCGGCGTCTTCTGCGTCGGTTGATGACGCATAAATATGACAGATTCGCACCAATGTCAACACACGATGACAAATTCGCACGTTACATTTTCACATCAATATGCGAAAAGCACATCATGGACAACGATTTCGCCCAGCGCCTTCGTACGGCGCGTGAAGCAAAGAATATGAGTCAAGCCGATCTTGCCGCCCTCATCGGCCGCGACAAGTCGTCGATCAGTTTGCTTGAAGGCGGGAAGCGCGGTGCCAGCGTGGATTTTGTTGCCCGCCTAGCGCGTGCATTAGATCTTAGTGAAGACTGGCTGGCATTTGGCAAAGGGCAAATGTTCCAGACGCGGGAGCCGATAACAGGCGAGCGCCCTGCCGATGTATTCACACCTAAATTAATCCCCGGCAACGAACTGGTTGGCGACCAACGCGACCTCCCCGTCTATGCAGCTGCCAAGGGTGGCGACGGTCACGTGATTATTACGTTCGATCCAATCAGCTATATGAAGATGCCTGCTGTACTGCAGGGCGTTAAGGGCGGCTATGGCCTTCTATTGTCGGGAGATTCCATGGTTCCGGCCTATCGGCCCGGTGAAACCGCGCTCGTGAACCCCAATCTTCCGCCCATGCGCGACGAAGATGTGATCCTTTATCACACAAGCGAAATGGACGAGAACGAGGCCATCATTAAACGCCTAGTTGGCTATAACGATCGCGAATGGATGCTTGAGCAGTACAATCCGCACAAGGAATTCAAAGAGTTCCGTGCGGACTGGCCCGTATGCCATCGTGTTGTAGGGAAATATAACACGCGCTGACTAGCAGTTTGCGGCCTCTAGGACGGTCTCTGGCACGCGTCCGAACATTGCAATTACTTCAGCCTGATTATTCCAACGATAGACCGCAATGACTGCGGGCTTTATCGGCGCGAGTCTTTCCGCCAACCTCACAGCCTGGTCTTCGTTTTCAACCTCGATCGGATTGTCAGGAACGATTCCCCACCGGCACTCGGTGAAGGATTGAACGACAAATAACGCAGCCATCCGCCTCTCCTCAGTATGAGGCTAAGGATTCCACTTGCAGCGGAACATTTCAAGAACAATTTACAGTTAATAAACCATATCATTTTTGAGTATGTGTTTTTGTCATCATACAGCGTTGACATTGGTTGACTATATCGCATATAACGATGACACCACAGCACGAAGACAGCCTCACCAGCTTGATCTGCTGACCATCCAAAACACGAGGAGAAACCCACATGACTGCAACGACACCGAGAAGAAGAAGCTCAAAGCCTCGCCTGAATGAAATCATCGGCGGCGGGTTCTTTGTATTCCGCCGCGGCAAGAAGACTGGCCGCGTTGGCGTCTATACCACCATGCCATACGAACACGGCTCGTTTGAGCAGGCTTTGGCCGAGGCGACGCGTCTCGCTGCCCTTTGCCCCGGCGAGACCTTCGAAGTTTTCCAGACGAGCGGCGCAGTGGCTTGCTGTGCTCCAGTTGAGCTGTCGGAGGCTGCATAAGATGGAGCGCGACCCCAACACTGAACTGGAGGATGCGCCCATCCCGCGCGGGCAAAAAAACATCGTCGATGCGCTGACAGCGATTTACCCGCGTCGCATCTACATCGACGAACTCGTCGACAACGTCTACGCCTTTGACCCAAACGGCGGTCCTGATGGCGCGCAAAACGTTGTGCGAGTGCAAATCAGTCGCCTCCGAAAGCTCCTGCCTTCCTTTGGCTGGACGATTCCGCAGACAAACGGCCAGCAAGGTCAACGAGGGTTCCACCGTCTCGTGCCAGTTGCCGAGAACGACAACGTACCGGCAAAAGACCGGAGGGCAGCAGCATGAAACGCTCCCTTTTGGAATTACTCGCCGACGACGATTTTGAAACTGAAACCGACGCACCGAAGGCCGGGAATGTCGAGCCTATGCGCCGTCCTGATTATCGCGCCAAGAAACATGCACGCCCACAGCCGTGGATAAGGTATGCGGCACGAGAAGCGGTCGAGATGACAGTTGTTATTGGGTTTGTTGTGGCTGTTTGCGGCGTTGGGTTGGGGCTCACTGCATGAGGCGCGAAAGATAGCGACGGGGCGCTTACCCCCCCCGAACCCCCAAGATTAACGGCCTTTGCGCATCTGGCGCCACGGCTTTTTGCACCCACCAAACACGAGGAGAAGAACATGCACAGACATGTATCGACGACGCACACCATTGTGGCACCCACCCTGACCGCCGCCGAATTCCAACAGCAAGGCACGACCGCTGCGCAGGTATTGTCGATCTCGAAGGCCGTGCGCGCGCTTGGCTATCACTCCGAGGCCGAGACGCTGCGCAACACCGCTTTCGAACTGGCGCGCATTACCGGCGTTCGGTTCCGCTATGGCGCTCCGCGCCAGCGTCGCAATCCAGCCAATGACAATCGCCGTCGACTGCAGAGGCAGTAAGGGTTCGGAACACCTAAGCTGCGATATCGCTATCAAGGCTCATCAAGTATTCGACGAGCTCTTCCGCATCTCTCTTCCGGAGAGAACAGCACACTTGGCCATTAAGCGAGACAGGTTGGTTCGTGACCGTTTCTTGTACTGACCAGAGACCATCTGGTTGTTGAGAAATGTAATAAAAATGACTTGTCATAGCCAGCCCTCGCCACAGTGCATTCGACATCTTATCTCTCCCGCTATTCAATTATTAGGACAAATACCCCATCAACCAGAGCACAAGAATTACAGGGAGGGGTAATCCAATGAGCCAAAGCAATCCGCCCTTCAGCATGTGCAACAATCTCCATCATTTCATTCCGCGCACTAACGCCGGAGGACGTTCGATGGTTCCGCTAAAGATCATGAATTGAGAAGATTTAATCAGCCAGTTTGTAGGAGCAGCTATGCCCCTTATAGCCCGCCGCCCCAAACTAGACGCGTTTGACGGGGAAGCCGAACACGACATAACATTTGCGGATTGTTGGCGCGCCATGCTCGCCGCCTCCGTACTTGGGGAGCCGAGCGAATGAAACTGACAGAAACAATGCTGCATGGCCTAGCCCAAATGGCTCGGTATAGTGATCGCCGGGGCAATCCCGTTATGGCGGAGCCGAATGAGAATACCGGCAAGGCTTTAATGAAGCGCGGCTTGATTGAACTGACTGGAAGCAATGGAGGAGTAAACCTTTACGACATCACCGAAGCCGGTCGCCAAGCCCTGAAAGGCGGTCAGTGATGTCAGCACGAGACTACAAGCGAATTCTTATTATCGCTGGGGCAATAGTCGCCTTCATCGTTGCCTATAACAACTTTCCGCAAATTCACATCGGAGAGCGTGCGCAAGGCAGCTACGAGGATGGAAGCGCAACAGACGAGGATGTTTCGAAGGCAGTGCAGGAAGCACAGAAAGCCGCGGAGAAGGCAGGCCGTGTCGTGTCGCCGGAAAGTGAGTGAGCGGTGCCAGCTTACACCTACGCCGACACTGAACGATGGCTAGACGCTATTGCCGGTGTAATTGCATCATTTCCTGAGACCGAAGCGAAGCTGATTCCACTTTATGAACGGGTGGAAGTCATGCAGCGCAATCTCACTGCGAACGACAATATTCGCGACCGCATCAAATCACGGCTGCGTCGAACGGCAGCGTGAATTTTTCCATCTGTTCTTTTCGCCATTCCAAGGAACCGCCCGTGCCATATCGTGGGCGGTCAACTGTATGGCCCATCAGCATCCGGCGCAGTTCATCGTCCAGGCCCGCCTCTTTCATGCGATCCTCGAATGAGTGGCGAAGCGAATAGACGGTATAGCCGGCACCCTTCGGAAAAAGCTCGTTGTCCTTGAAATACTTATTCAGCGTCGCCGATAGCGTGTCTTCCTTGTTCTTGTAACGAGGGAAGCCATTCCGATGTTTCTTAAAAACCTCATGCGCTATGCCGACCAACGGCAGCTTGCGAACAGACGAAGCGGTTTTAATCTCACGCGGATCTGCAGCATCTTTCCGTGGCGCAATCAGGATATGCGGAACTTTGTCGGCCAAGAATATGTGCTCGGCCGTAATGTTGCAAAGTTCGCTTGGCCGACAGCCCGTTTCAATCATCGCTAGCACGATCCCGCGTGCCTCATCGTTCATACTGACGAGCGGGCCGTATGTCAGGAACTTGTCGCTGATCAACTGCGTCGGGATCGGTGGCCGTGACTTTTCAACCTTCTCTGCAAAGCTTAAATCGCGGAAAGGATTCGGACGATCCCTGTCGCCCATATGCTTGAAGTATTCAGCAAAGAGAACACGCATCCCGCCCATCATGCGATTGCCCATACTGGCGGATATCGGCTGCTTCCCTTTGGCTGGCTTCGTTATCATTTGTAGCCAAACCTTATAGAATTTCTGGGCGTCTTCGCGGGTTATGTCAGCGATTGCTTTATCTGAGACAATCTTCACAAAATGATCGATCGCCCGCTGCTTGTGCGCGCGCCAACGTTTCTTCTGGATTTCGCTCTTTCCAATCAGTTCATCAGGCGTAATTTCATCGAAGTAGATTTTCAACGCCTGCTTTACAGAGACCGACGGGATGCTTGCGGCTCCCACGGTTGCAGTGTCTTCAGCAGGATTCCCCGTGACGAGTTGTAAACGGCCAGCCAGCGCATCATCAGTCAGCAAAAGCAATTTTTCTGCTGGCACATAGGAAATGCCGATAGCGTCGGCTCGCTTAATGGCTGCATCATAAAAGGCGCGCGCTTTATCTCCGTCAGCTCCGGCCTTCAGCATTGACCAAAGTGCATCGTCAGCAGATTCGTACTCGTTGCGCTTCGTCATCGCGCGAGCCAGGTCATTTGTCTTTAAGCTGATCCTGACAATCGGGGCTCGGCCATCCTTGGACGCGACGTCCGTCGGCACTCGCCTGACGTATTGGTAGACGCCATCACGATCTTTCAAATAACGGTGCGGATCAGTTTTGATGCGATAACCAGCCATACAAGCATGATAACATACTGTGGCACACATTGTAGCGCATTTTGTAGCACAGTATGTATCACAAAATGGTACGTTTAAGATCGAACCAACAATAAAAATTCCGCCTAAGCGGTTGATATTGCTATATTATTTTTGATGAATGGCTGAAAGTAATGGTACGGTCGGTTGGAGTTGAACCAACGACCTCAGGAGCCACAATCCTGCGCTCTAACCAACTGAGCTACGACCGCGTACCTTTGCCGGATCAAGCGCCTCAGCGCCGCCGACAGGGGGTCACATACGGAGAATCGATCCATATTGCAAGCGATTATAGCGCTCTTTTTTCAGAAATTCCCAATTGTCTGATTCAATGTCGAATTCCACCCATATTCTACAGAGACTGGTAACCATTGCAGGTGGCTGGCTGTGAACAACCGAAATATCGGGCACAACCTGTAAAATTGCCATTCCGGCATTAACTAATGAAATAGAAAATCGGGCTCATACCGTATGGAAATATGGACCCGCGGCCTCAGTGAGCTTATTAACAGGCGGTTAATGGCTACGACGGGGCGGTCGAAAGAACAGATAAGGACCGGTATGTCTGGATCATACCCATTCATCGATATTGCCGCGCTGGACGCTATCCGCGAAGGCTTTGCCAAAGGCGACGCGCAGATCGTGCTGACACGCGATCTGTCGGCTGTGCTTTGGGTGAACGGCGCCGGAGCCAGACTGTTCGGCTTCGACCGTATCGAGGATATGATCGGCAG